GGGGTGGCTGGTCTGCAACGGCGCTGCCGTGGGCACATCTAATTACGTCGCTCTATTCGCCGCAATTGGGAAGACTTTTACGCCACGATACCTTGATGAGAGCCTCAAAATCGAAGATCCGCGATATAGCGATCCAGACATATTCTTATTGCCCAACCTGATGGGCAAGGTCCCGTGGGGATCTACGTCTGTAGGCACAGCCATTGACGCAGGGGCGCCCGATATACAAGGCGATTTTACCCTGCACGGCGCAGAACAGGCAAATATTATACAAGGTACGTCTGGTGCGATGACGCTTAAACAACAACACAATTCTTATAGAACGCCTGCACAGTTGACGAACAATTCAGGCGCAACTTCCGGTGGTGCGTTCACATTTAGAGCGAGTAGTTACAACTCAATTTACGGCAATTCTAATACGGTACAGCCGCCGGCCCTCTGCCTTCTCCCCTGCATTCGGTATGAATAGGAGGCCTAATGCAAGCATACATGTATTCAACAACTACGCATGAGTTCCTTGAACCGGTACCATGCTTCCCTGACCCCGTAAGGTCTCGGATGGAAGGGCGTGAAGTGTACCTTCTTCCGGCTAACGCCACATTCACAGAGCCTCCGGCAAAACGCACTGGCTACATTGCCGTCTGGAACGGATTCGGGTGGATTGAGACAGAAGATCACCGGGGAGCCCGGTATTGGCCGAAAAGGGCACCGTACAACAGCTCCCCCGTGGAGATGAAGGAGTTGGGGCCGCTCCCTGAAGGAGCATCGCTGACGCGCCCCGAGCAGACAGCAGAAGAAAAGGCCGCTGAAGAAGAACGGCGCAAACAGGCAGAGGCCGAGGCGGCCCGAGTGCCCGACCTTGAGGCGGCAGTTGCGGAGCTGGGCATGACTTCCGCCTCCGACAAAGAAGAATCGGACGCGGCCGCCCTTGACCTTGCCGCCTATGCGGCTGAACTTGAACAGCGGATTGCCAAACTGGAGGCGAAAAATGGCTAAGATTTACTACAGGATGATCAAAACGGGCCGTATGACAATTGACGAGGTTCCCACCCGCTGGAGAGCGGCCGTGCAGGCAATGCTTGACGCTGACGAGTAGACAAGAAAAGCCCCGAAAGGAACTATCTTTCGGGGCTCTATGCGGCGGCCTTTTCCGGCCTGCACCATACTTATGGTGCAGGACGTGTTGTAAGTTATTGAATTTGCGCTAAATACGTATTCCTTTCCTGGGACAGTCTATTTAGCGCCTTATGCCCTGTTTTCAGTCACTTAGCCTAAAAAACTGCACCATTCTGCACCAATTATGAGGGGAGGGCCGGCAAATCCTGCGCGGCTCTCTCCTGAGCACCCGCCACGGCATGGGTATAAAACGCCCCTGTCGTGGTGATATTCTTGTGCCCCAGTTGCGCGGCGACGGCGGCTATGTCCGCTCCGGCTTCCAGCATCAGGCTGGCTGCCATGTGACGGACGGTGTACATAGGGAACTGGACAACGCCGGCTTTCTCGCAGGCCGTATGCCAAAAGTATTTTATCGTGGAGTACGGTTTCCCGTGTGGCGACTGGCAGACAGGTTCTTCCGGGTTCCTTCCCTGAGCTTTCTGCCTGGCCTCGTCCAGCCACCAGCGCGGACAGAAAACAACCTTCTGCCGGCGCGTTTTGGGCATCCAGACCGAGGCCCTGCCGTGCACAAGGTCCACGTCCCGCCATTTCAGATTAATGACTTCCTTGCCCGGACGCAGGCACAGGGCAAGGCATGTGCGTATGGCCCACTGGAGCGCGGGAGCACACACTGCATACACCTTGCGGAAGTCGTCAAAACTTCCGCACCAATGCCCGTGCGGGTCCTCGGGCAGATGCCTGTACTTCTCCCACGGGACAGTTTCAAGGAAGTCTTCACTCGCACACCACCGCCACGCCGCGAGGAGTTTCTGCACGTGGCGATTAATGGAATACGCCGAAAGGTGCCATTTCTGACGCAATACGTCCCTAAAGTGTTCCAGGTCACGGCGTGTCAGGCTGTCTACGTATCTTGTGGCCATACTGTCCCCCATGCGCGACAAAACGAGTGCGTAGTAGTCTTCTGTGGTTCTGGCATGCTTCGTGCGCGACAGAAACAGAAGAATTGACTCTGATACGGTGAGCCTGTTATTACTTCGTTCGTCATAGCTTTTTTCCTTTTGAAGGGCTTCCGCCTCCTCTCGGGTGCGGAAGCTCTTCTGTTTCCAACTATTGCCTTCTTTGAATTTGCAGACAAAACGGCCGTCTTTACGTCGATAAACGCTCACGGAGTTTTCCTTCCCGGATGAGGGCCGCCGCATCTGACGCACTTATCGTTTTTCTTCGAAGTGGTCTAGCGGCCCCAACTTCAAGGATCTCATTCTCTTCCGCCTCAAGAGCTGCGTCCTCCTTCCTTATCTCCAGCCGGCGCTTCCGGATGGCACGCAGGCGTCCGATTGCGCTTAAGAGGCTTGACTCTGTGGGGAAGTCCATTATTTCTCCTCCTTGAGAAGCAGGAGGCTGGCCTCCACCAGGTTGAACTTCACTCGCTCCAGCCTGTTGTGAACGAAGCCGCATTCTTCTTTGTCAAGAAGCTCATCGACCCGTGCTATGGCCAACTCCAGTGCAGATATCAGCTCTTCCATATGCCCTCCAGCCTGCGATTTTTATACGGCGATGCGTGGCAGCACCATATCCTACACGCCTCTTCCTCTTCCGCGGGGTGGTGCTGATACATCGACCGGGTGACACGGTCGATAATGGTTTTTGCCTCTCTCCAGATAGGCATGTTCTTATCCCTCCAGCTGGGGGCCATGACCCACGCGTCACCAAAAGCGTATTCCGCGACAAACCAGATGACGCGCCAGCCGCGCAGCTGCTCATCCTTCGGCTCCGTTGTATCGTAGATCGCTCCGTTATCCGCTGCGCCATCGCACGCGGCTTTGATAGCTCTGCTTTCTCCGACACTGAGCCGGTCTACCTTGAGACTGTCATGGAGGCGTTTCAGGATAGGCCTAAGTTTCTGAAGCGCGGGCGAGGGTTTCCCGCACACGGCGGGGTAATAGTCTATCGCCACCAAAGGGAACGAAATCCCCAGCACGGCATCCCTGTGTTCAAAAGGTTTTTCCGGATACTGCATTCTGCTCCTCCACTAACTTTTTGCGCGCCTCAGCGAGGCCAACCCGATATATACGGGCATACTTCATGACTTCTTTGTTCTTCAGATAGTATCTAATGCGTGACGCTTTTATCTGTTCTTCTGTTCTCATTCTTCTTCCTCTTCGCGATGCCCCGAAACGAAATACGCGTTGGCTTTCGCGGCCTGCATGGCCTCGATAACTACCCGTTCGTCTTTATCCGTGAGAATGTTTTCCTTCTGGACGAAATAGAACAGCCCCCAAAGCATCAGCTGCATAATCCTCTCGCGGGTCATTCCTCTAGCGCGCAACTGGCGGTATGTCGTACCTATCATGATCTCGATTATGCCCAGGTAAGGCATTTCTGAGGAAAGTTCTTCTTGGTGGTTATTCAAGAATTTCAGGCATTCATCAAAAGTCATGGCTTACTCCTTCCCCTTCTCTACAGTGAGCGGCGGTAAAAATTCCGGAAAAGGCAGGGCGTAATAGATTTTATTCAGAAAGTAATGCCACTGCGGGAGCCTGTGATTGCGGCGCTGGCGGATCATGTTCGCGAACACGGCGTAGTTAAAATTAACAATCCGGCGCTGGAGGAAGCTTTCCGGGAGCAACTCTTTTTTCGCTTCAATCGTGTACCCGGGGGTGCATGTGCGCGCATTGAGCAAAGCAAGGAGGACAAAAGGCAGCCTCTCCTCAAAATCTTCCTGCTCAAGGGGCCGCTTACCCAGAGTGTGCATCGTGCTCTCAGACAGGGACACAGTCCCCACCTTGTACGTGTCGAACTCCGCCCACCAGAACCGCGGGGCGGTAACGTCCGCCCAAATCTGAATCATACGCAGGAACTTGTCTTCTCCGTTCCCACGCTGAGCACATTTCGCACAGATTTTCGTGAGACGGTCTGCCAGCTTTGCGTCTTCCATACAGATTATATTTTTATTGGAAGTCAGCCCATAGGACAGCCCCATACCCAAGAGCGCTTCTTTAATTCCGTCAACCTTCAAAACGTCTACTATCATTTCCGTCTCCTTTTCAGCGGCGTAAGCCGCCAATCGCGTTGTATGCTTATGACGCTGGCTCCCAGCGTTTTCTTTAAGAGTTCAAGTTTTCTTCAGAAGGGCACCCTATCCACGCCGTCACGGAATACCCATTTCGGGCATGACATGCCCCATTTCGTTATGTCGTGGTCGTACTGGTCGCAGTGCGGCGTAAGCCCATTGAACCGGCAGAAGGCACACGTTCCGCAGGTAGGCGTCTCCTGCACGTAAGGAAAGTGCCAACAATGTCCCTCATAGGGGCACATAGAGCACTCGCGGGCCCCCTCCTGAAATGCCTTCTCCGGCGGATCGTCACTGCCAATAATCGCTGCGCAGCGCTCCTGAAGGTCAAGGTATGCCTTCCGGTCAAAGTGAGCGCGCTCAATGTAGAGCTCGCAGTTGTCCTTGCACATGACCACCCACACGCCGCGCTCAAAGCCTGAGCACCCCATGTAGAGCTGGAGCTGCGCGGCATACACCGGCGACACGGCGGCAATGCCGGAAGCCTTGAACATCTTGAAGCGTGTAGCGGACGCGCTCTTTATCTCCAGAATGTGGGGCCGCGTTCCCTTCACGTCATCAATCACGCCGTCACAATGCCCGCGGACAAACCCCTTAAGCAGGGAAAACTCTTCCTGCTCGTCGCGGAGGTGATAGCCAGCGCCTTTCAGCCAGCGCAAAACTTCCTGCTCAACGGCACTGCCAAGGCTGAAAATCATCTGCGCGCGGCCGTCTATGGACTTCTGCGTATAGCCCCTGAACTGATACCATATTTTGCGGCGGCACGGGTCGCCGGCTATACTCATACCAAGATATGAGCGATTGGGCTGTTCCTTCCTGTACCTGGAAGCGGCCTCGTACATGGCCGTTGCCATGGGGTTTTCAATTTCCATTTATGCCCACCTCACTACGTGGTAGTACTTGTGCGCACCCACAGTTCCGAGGGGAAACTGCCTTTCAGCTCGTCAATCCGCGAAGCCGCTTCTTCCAGAGTGGCGGGCGGGACGGTCTGCGTGATGCCGTTCCATATCTGGCGGGCTTTACTCTGCCCGTAAGCGGACGCCTCGCCCTCAAGGTCAAGGAACTCCGAGAAGGACACGGGGCGCCCGTCTTCCAGCTGGCCGCACATGTCCACCCTGAGCATGTGATTGCCGCTTCTCGACGTGAACGATGGATTGAATGCCGGCGTGGCAATCAGCCTGACTTTCTGAACGCTGTTTTCTGCGTCTTTCAGCTCTTCCATGACCGGAACGCGGTCACAGATACGCTTCTGCGGCGCGCCGCAAAACGGACAGACGATAGCCGACTGCGGAATCAGCGCCTCGCATTCCAGGCATTGAATGAGTTCCGGTTCAGCCGGCCCCTTCTTCTCCTGCTGTACGCGCCCGCCGGGTTTAGCCCAGCGGACGCGCGGATGAGCAGGATTGCCGTGTTCTTTCCAATTTCCGGAAAGGTCCAGCAGGAGGCAGTCAGTCTTTCCGGGCGACGTCCTTAACCCGCGCCCTATCATCTGGACGTACAGGGCTGTGCTCTTCGTCGGCCGGCACATGACCATGCAGTCAACACAGACACAATCCCACCCCTCCGTGAGCACGCCCACGTTACAGATAACGTCAAGCTCGCCGTTATCGAACGCGGCCAACGCTTTCTGTCTCTCGTCGTGCGGCATTTTTGAATGCACCGCGCCGGCGCGATACCCTGCGGCACGGAAAGCGTCCCTGAGTATCTCGGCGTGCTGGATAGACACGGCGAACACCACCACATGACGGCGGCCTTTACCGTACTTCTTCAGCGCTTCAACGGCGCTTCCGACGTGAACAGCCTGGGACATAGCAGCGGACAACTCACCCAAATCGTACTCACCCTTGGACGTTTTTACGCCTGAGAGGTCGGGCTCCGTGCACCCGTAGCCCTTGAGCGGAGCCAGAAAGCCTTCATCCTGCAGGTCGTCAATGCCGATTGAATAGGACAGCGTGTCGAACCAATTTTCTTTTGGCTCGCGGCAGTCTTCTCCGTATATGTAGCCGTGTCCCAGGCGGTAGGGCGTAGCCGTCACTCCCAGCATACGCATATCGGGGTAGTACTCACGCAGCCGGGTGATGAGCACGGCGTACTGGCTTTTTTTGCCCGCCGGCGGCAGGCGGTGGCACTCGTCGACAATAAGAAGCTGCTGTTCCGGCAGCTCGCCAAGGCGGCGTGCCAGCGTCTGCGGGGAGCCAATCACCACCTGCCGGTTGACGTCTACAGATGACGTCACAGAGTGGCAGGCTATGCCTACCTTATCCTCGCCTTCCGGCCATACCTTCAGGAGCTTGTCGGCCGCCTGACGGACAAGCTGTTCACGGTGTGCGAGGATAGCGACATGCAGGCCCCATTTCTCCACAAAAAGACGGGTAATGGCTGAGAACATAATCGTTTTCCCCGCGCCCGTGGCGGCCTGCAGGAGGACGTTTTTATGCGTGCGCATATCACGTAACACAGCCTGCAGGGCCGCTTCCTGGTATGGCCTGAGCGTTACCACGGCATCCCGGCCGGCGCGGCGCCGCCCTGCGGGGGAACACTGGCAGTACTGGCGGCCGCCGCGGCTGCGGCAACGCACGGGGCATACCTCTTGAAGCTCTGGTACTGGTCGCCGTTATATTCGCGGACGCCAACCCTGATGCGGAGGCGCTTATTGATGAGCTCGTCGGTAGTTCCGCCGACATTGGGATTGAGCCCGCACGCCTCACGGATACTCTTCAAATGCTGCAGGGAGATCTCCGTGCGGGTGGTGTTCCCGCTCCAGAGGTGGAGCGCTTCAAAAACAATCGCGCCCGTATGCGTGGGCCCGACAACGGAGTACCACAAATTGATGTACGTTTCGCCGTCCTTGGTCTGCTTCGGTTCGGCGTTCTTAATCACAATCTCATAATCTCCGGGAGGAAGAATGGTGCCAGCGCCAACGGTACGGACGTTTGAGAGGTCAAAAGGCATATCCATGAGTAATCTCCTTACTTGCTGATGATTTTGTTCTTAATTTTGAGTATGTTAGGTTCTTCAACGGGAGCCAGCTTGCCGGACCGGTCTTTTGCAAGGCCGGCTGGCTCTGTGGTCTGGAAGACGACATACGAGGTCCCGTTTTCGCCTGTGGTTCTGTCCATGTAGAGAACTTCGTCGAAGAACGAGGGGAGGCGCGATTTTACGGCTTTCCCGTCGATGTCTGGGGCGTAGTACCGGCGCTTGAACTCGTCCTGTTCCTGCGTCGTCAGGCAGGTAAAAACGACTGAGCACATAGGCATGTCCCGGAACGCTTTCACAAGGTCTGTCATGGTCTGACTGTATTCACCCCACAACTTAAATGTATCGTCTCTCTTGGGGTATTTGCGCTGAAGGCTCTCCACGCAGCGGGCGGCAATCTCTGTGAGACTGTCAATGAACACCCACTTATATTTGCCTTCCGCGAACTCGGGGGAGCGGCAGTACAACAGGGCCTCCTTGAACTCTTCCAGGCTGCGAATCTCGAAGCCCTCAACTGCGCCTGACGCCACGAAATCACGCACACAGAGAAGGCCGCTTTCCGCGGAGAGGACAAGGACCTTTTCCGGGACGGCCGCCGCGTCTTTCTCCCACTTTCCGGAAGCGGGATTAAAGCGCTGCCCCAGCAGGCACCTGAGCTGTGACGTTTTCCCGATACCGGAAGCCCCAAGAATGAGGGCACAAATCCGGTCCGCGGACTGCGGAGTAATCCTAGTCAGCATCGCTAGCCTCCTCATACACCACGGACGGAGCGCCTTCCGTCACGGTACGCGCCTCAAGGATAAGGTGCTTCGCCTCGTCGGGGACGTCCCCGGAAGAAAGCCAGTTTTTGAGCTGGCGGGCGTTAATCGGTTCGAATTTATACGTGAAGGCCTTGGCAAAAAGCTCTGTACCCATTTTTTTATGCGCTACGGCAAGCGCGTCCTGGTCCCACTTCACATTCTGGCGCTTCGTGACCTTCGCCATGATGTTGCCTGCGGCGATATGGCCGGTGGAAGAACCGGGTTTGAACTCTGCCTGCTCGGCAATCTGTTTGTTAATCTCCCGGAGCTTTTGCTGGCTGGCGTCTATCTCCTGCTTGAGCGTAAGCCCTTCCCTGAGAAGATTTTCTATTGTGGACATTTTTTACTCCTTGTTTCGCCCCTACACTCTGGAGAAGTCGATGCATCCGACGATATGACCGTCGGCGTCGCGGACCATGGTTCCTGGGAAGATGAGATCTTCCCGCTCCGGGCATGCCTGAGCAACCTTTTTAGATACGATATAAAGCGTTCCCGGCTTCGGTTCGGGAAGGTTGACAATATCCTCCGTGAACCAGCGATAAATCAGGATCCCTTCCGCCATGCCTGCGTGGTCCTGTGCGAAGGTCACGCGTGCAGGCTCCTTGGCGGCCGGGAACGTGCGGAAGGGCTTGGGGAATTTTTCCGCGTCATCCCGAAGATAGAGACACCCATCACGCATGTAGCAATCGGCGGTGCTGTATATAGCCACTTCATGGGGAGTGCAGTTTATGACCATAATATTTTCTCCTTTTGCGGCGGGGCTCATCGCCCCGCCTTTGTCCTGTGTGCGGGAGGAAACCGCATGACTTCCCGCCCCGTGCCCTGAGGTGGGAAAAGTGGAAATTTGCTTGGTAGGGGGCCGGGCAATCTCTTCTCGTTACTGCTCCGGCCCCCCGTTCCCTTACGCGGCTTTCGGCGTACCGCGTCCCCGCTCCGGCCACTCCGGGCGGGAAATTTAGCTATTCAATGCTTTTACCCTGATGATTTTTTTGCCAAATTTGCTGTATTCTTCGGCATCATCCGGATAGCACACGACAGCGTCTATGTCGTAGATTAGACTTTGCGTGATGCCGTCTGAAAGGACGCTTGAGTCTGGGATAAAATCATTACCGACAGTCAATCTCCACACTTCTTTTTTTGCGGCACTGACAATGCTCTCAAGCGATTGCTCACTGACGAACTCTCCGGCGTGCCTTTCGATAAAACGAGTGAAGTCTTCGATACGAATTTTTTTTGAGAAAAGATATTTCATTTTTTTGCCCTATTCTGTGCCCACGACGAAAAACATTCCGCTTGTGATGAGGACGCAGGCTACCCATGCCACGGCGGCAATCGTGGTGGTGATTATCTCGATGATGCGCTCGCGGCGGGTGCGGCGTGCCTGCATGGCCATCTGCCATGCGAAGGCCTTGCGGCCTTCACGGACTGTGCGACTCTCGATAACGGAGAGCAGGGCGGCTGCGTCGGAAAAACGTTCTGTGGCTGTGTACATTTTATGCCTCCTTATCCCGTCCTCGTGTCCCTCGTTCTTCGTACCTTACTGGTAAGGCAGTGTGCGGCTATGCCGACTTACCTTATGGTTCAGGCCGTCCCTGCCGGACAGACGGGGCCTTTGGTGGGTAGAGCCTTTGCTTACTCGGGGCCTCGGAAGGTTCCTTTCTGCGGCTCTTCTCCCCGCTGGCAAAGACAGAATCTCACTTATGAGACAATACGTCAACTTATTTTTCTCAAAATAGAGACAGAAAAAATAAAAAAAGTCCGCCTAAAAAGACGGACTTAAAAAAAATGGCTCAAAAACCTGCTCAATTATACACGCAAGGAACCGCCAGAATATTTGGCTTCCCCGTTGTCGCGGAAACGCGCTGCGCTGTTACCCCGCAAATGCCACTGGGATAAAGCGTGATGACATCCAGCCCGTACTCGTCGGGATAAACGATATGACTTTCTCCTCTCCCGGAGGTGATTACTACCCCGTGATACTCGATGCCGTTCCATGCTACGCGTGCGGCACGCCCATCCGTCACAACACTTACTTTTACGGTGCCAAAACTGTCAGAAGGCTTTTGCTCCAGTAGATCTCCGTACAGACTTACCCCGGGAAGCTGCTTAGACAAATGCAGAGTTATTTGAATGGGTTGCTGCGCGCTGGCAGGCGCGCAAAACAAAAATAACACAGCGAACAGGAACAGTATTCCCCTTACCATTATTATACCCTCCAGCTAAAGAACCCGCCCGAACCACCGAACGCGGCCAAAGACACGGAAAGAATCTAGCTCATCCCCCTGTAGATCTATAGGTGAGTAACTCCGGTTTTCTGAATGGAGGCGCCACCCTGTCGGAAGCCGGAAAAGCCGCTTCACCATCAACGCCCCTGATACGCCCAAGAGATAAATCAATCCGTCCTGCGGATCCTTGTCCCCCTGGTCAACCAAAATGAAATCACCATCCCTGATGAGCGGCTCCATACTGTCACCGCGAACTAATAGCATGGCACACTTCTTGGGGTGAATCCCGTTTTTCCGGAAAAAATCGTCACGGAAAGCGTAGTAACCATCTATATGATCGTCCGTCTCCAGACTTTCACCGGCCCCTGCTACCGCCCTGACACGCGGCACAAGCTCGAACTGCTTCATCTCCTCCCCAGGAGACACAAAGGAAATATGCAGCTTGTCAAGCCACTCACAAAGGACTTCCGGGCTTGGCAGGGCGGGATTGTCATCATCCATAGCCCTGTAAAATGTAGCTTTCTTCGCGCCTAAAAAGCGTAAAAGTTCAGACTTCCCGCCGGCGATATCAGCCGCACGGCGCAAACAGGCAACAATC